AGGAGAAAACACAATGATTATGTTAAGAAACCCTTACGAGGGTATATGGGAAAAGCATCGTTCCATAGATGATATGGACATGATTCTCGAATCCCGGATAGGAGGAACAGATTATGGCAGGATACCCGTATTATCCACAACAGCCAATGATAAACAGCCCGTACGGACAAATCCAACCGTATCAGGACAGGCTTGCGCAACTGCAAAATAATTACCAGCAAGCAATGCCGTATGGTCAGATGCAAATGCAACAGTTACAGCCCGTCCCACAGTCCCCTATGTTACAAGGTCAGATGGTGGATGGAATTGATACTGTAAAAGCAAAAGATGTGGATATGTCTGGAAATCCTGTTTACTATCCAAAGACAGACGGAACTGAAATTTACAGAAAACAGCTTCAATCCGATGGAAGAAGCAGGATTTTTGTTTACCGACTCGTAAATCCAGACGAACAGCAATCTAAGCAAGATGAAAAGCAGGTTGATATTGAAGCAATGTTTAATCAGCTTCGGAATGATGTTTGTTCGGAGATTTCTGAAATAAAGAATATGTTTCCGACACAGATGTCGGGGACATCGGAACCTAAGCAGAATGGAGGTAGGCAGAGATGAATTTCAACCCAAACGCCATGATAAAAAAACAACTTGAAAAAATGATCTCTCAGAGGTTCGGAAGTGTCGATAACATGATGAACGATATGAGCAAATTCGCAGGAAATAATCCAACGTTAAAGAATGCATTGGATTTATATAAAAAAGGTGACGCAAGTCAATTGCATCAAATCCAACAGAATGTTTTTGAAGAAAAGCATTTATCTCCAGATGGAATTATACAAAAATTCCTTGGATTATAACACTTCCCCACAATTGGGTGATTAAAAATCGCTACAATTCGGGACGACAGCCGCGGATGTCTCCTATTGTAAATAAAATTTTAAGGAGACTAAAAACATGATGAATGGTTCAAATTATAGTCTTAGTGACATTGCTGCCGCTACAGGCTCTAATAATCGCGCCAATGATATGTGGGGCGGTGATGGCTTTTCACTTATCTGGCTCGTTCTGATCTTCGCAATCTTCGGCTGGGGAGGTTTTGGCGGCTGGGGCGGCGGCTTTGGCGGCAATGGTGGAAATGGCGCTAACGGTGCCGGATTCCAAGGATGGGCGACCCGTTCAGATATTAGCGAGAGTTTTGCTCTTAACGATATTCAGAATGGTATCAGAGGTATTCAGCAGGGCATCTGTGACAGCACATATGCTCTTAACAATACCATGCAAAGTGGCTTCAACGGCGTGAACGTTGGAATGCTTCAGGGATTCAATGGCGTTCAGCAGGCAATTAACGCTGATACCGTAGCCGGTATGCAGAACACCAACGCTTTACAGTCTCAGTTATCAAATTGTTGCTGTGAAACAAGGGAAGCTATCCAGGGTATCAACTACAACTTAGCTACCAACACTTGCGCTCTCCAGAACACAATGAACAACAACACCAGAGATCTTCTGGAAAACCAGAACAGCAACACAAGAGCAATCCTTGACTTCCTGACTAACGATAAGATTGCAACATTACAGGCAGAGAACTCTGATCTGAAACGTGCTGCATCTCAGGATCGCCAGTCTGCGCTGCTTACAACTGCTATGGCTTCACAGACTCAGCAGTTAATCAACGCAATTAATCCAGCAGCCATCCCGGCATATGTTGTTCCAAATCCGAATACCTATTATGGCGGATGCGGATGTAACAGTGGATGTTGCTAAGTAACTCACCCTTAGAGGTTGACTAATTCTAAGAGGTGGGTTGTGGCTCACCTCTTATTTTGATTGAGAGGTAGAAATATGAGTTGTAAAAATGTTTGTAAGCTTTGTTCAAAACTGATTCTGTCAACGTCTGTATCGTTCACTGGTGGTAATCTTGTAATCACACTCCCAGCAGGCAGTTACAACAATGGAGAAAAATATTGTATTGTTGTTGCACAAAGCATACCGGAAGCCACTACAATTACTGCTCCGGTAATGATTCAGATAGGAACAGGAACAACTTTGTATCCGCTAGAGAATCGTTGCTGCGCACAGGTTACGGCTTGCGGAATAAGAACCAGAACGAAGTATGCAACCAGAGTAGCTACAAGTGCAACCGGCGGAGTATTCAAGATGTTAGGAAATCCGGCTTGTAGTCCAACTAACAATTTAACAGCAATTAATGGTACAGCCCCAACGACAGATGCACCTGTTACACAGGCTGTTAGAAAGGGGGAACTGTAATGCATAAAGTTGCAATGGAAATGGGCAAATGGGCTATGGAGAAAGCCAAAGCGCATGGCTTTGATAACCTCAGTGCTCAAGACTGGGACGATTTGAAAGACTGTATGGAAGCTGTAAAGTGCGCGATTTGTGCAGACAAGGATTACAGAATCGTAGAAGCTATGGATGAATGCGAACAGGAAGAAAAGTATCTTGGACGCATGGGATATGACAGATATCGTTATGCAAACGGCAGATTTGCACCAAAAGGCAGAGGAAGCCGCATGGGATATATGCCATATCTTCATATGCAGGATGATGACTGGATAAGCGAATATCCGAACAATCCAGAGTTTGAACAGAACATGTACCGCATGGGGTATCATCCAGACCGTAGTGATATGAGAATGGATGGAATGAACCATAAGCAGTCCAGATATGGCGAAACCTACGACAGATACAGCGAGAATCGCAGACATTACCATGATTCCAAAGACGCTGAATCCAAGAGAAAAATGGATGATTCCATGAAAGAGTATACAGAAGATATCATACGCAACATGAAAGAAATGTGGGATGATGCAGACGCATCAATCAGACAGCAGATGAAGACTGACTTAACACGTTTCATACAGCAGATGAATTGAATATGAAATGAGCTTTGCCCTTGTTACAGGAATGTAGCAGGGGCTTTTTAGTTGAGAAAAGGATGGTGATAAACCATGCTAAGACAATTTTACATGAACGGCGACTTATGGAGAGTGCAGTTTGTATCTCCGCACGACAGCGCGTTAATTGACCGTACAGGCAATAGAACACTTGGGGTATCGGATTATTCCACACACGTTATTTCAATTGCAAATAACCTGTATGGAGAACTTCTGAACCGTGTATTTATTCATGAGTTAGGGCATTGTGTGATGTTCAGTTACGGTCTATTGCCTGAACTTCACCGCATGGTTAAGAAACGATACTGGGTGGACGCAGAGGAATGGTGTTGCAATTTCATCTCAGATTATTCTGGAATAATCATAGTTACATCAAAAGATATTTTGGGAAATAGTTTTTCCCTAGTTATGCCACGAACTTTTAAATTAATTGCATGATTTTTCCTTGAGTACAATTTGATATCCAATAATATCCAGAATTTCCTCTACTTCATTATAAGTGAAAGTTTCCTTTCTGAAGCGATTGCTAAAATTTTGAAATGTAAAATTTGTTCCATGCCTACGGTTTAATTCGTCATTAACTTGGCTCATAGTAAAGCCCTGCGAAATTATAAGCCCCTTTAGTTTGTATTTTAAACTCATTGATTAATGCTCCTTTGTTTATAAATGAATTATATCATTTTGATTATAAACTGTAAAGTTTAAATACACATTGAAAAATATAATAAATAAATGTATAATTAAATTATAAGATTTAATTCATGCGATTAATGGAGGTAAGAAAAATGAATTTAGAAGGGCAACGGTTTGGAAAACTTATTGTTATAAAAGAGGGAGAAACACGTGTAACTAAAGGCGGGCGCAAGATAAAAACTTGGATATGTCGATGTGATTGTGGAAGAGAGTTGAGCGTTTCTACAGGACATTTGAGATCAGGACGTACAAAAAGTTGCGGATGTTTGAGAGGAATAGATATTGCGGGGCAAAAATTTGGAAAGCTTACGGTTATGAAGAGAACTGAAAAAAGGGACAAAAGTGGAAATGTATATTGGTATTGCGAATGCGAATGTGGAGGAAATATCCTAACGCAAGGCAGGAATCTTAGAAAAGGACTTGTTTCTTCTTGCGGTTGCGTTAAAAAAGAAAATGCAAGAAAAATGAATTTTAAACATGGCATGTCGAGAGATAGAATATATGAAATTTTATGTGCTATGAAATCAAGATGCTATTGTAAAAACGACGAGAATTATAAAAGGTACGGAGAAAGAGGAATTGAAATATGCGATGAATGGAGAAATGAAAATGGCTTTAAAAATTTCTATGAATGGTCAATAGCAAATGGGTATCAGACTAATTTAACTATTGATAGAATAGATGTAGACGGTAATTATTGCCCAGAAAATTGCCGATGGGCAACACCGAAACAGCAAATGCAAAACACAAGGAGAAACAGATATGTAAATTATGAAGGGAAAATATATTCTATTTCAGAGCTTTCTGAAAAACTAAATCTGACTTATATGCAAACATGGCACAAATTTAGAAATGTAAGTTTTGGAATGAGTGAATTAAGTGATAAAGAAAGAAGAAATCATGCAAAAGATAATAAATAAATATATATCCCCCATTGGGGCAGAAAGGATGATTGCATAGATGGCAAAAGCAGAAAACACAATTATTTTTGACGGCATTCAGTACAACCCCGGTGATGAATTGCCGGATTTAGGTAGTTGGGTATGTACAGATGCAAAAGGTATGGTTCGTGATTACGAGGGGCTTTCAAAAGATGTATCAAAGCTCCCACATTATGTACAGAGCGGTTCTTCGGCGTTATGCCTTGATACCTCTGAATTATACGAATATCACAAACCTACCGATACATGGTACAAACTGTAAAGGAGAAGCGCATATGGCATTAACGGCAAAAAAAGTATACGCAATTTTAAAACGCCAGATTTCCGATATGGAGTCAAAAATAAAAACACCTGTCATATATAAAGGAACCGTTACGACAGCTGATTTGCTTCCACTAAATCCAAGTATCGGTGATATGTACAATATTGAACAGAAATCAATATATGGCGAAGCAGGAATGAACGTTGCGTGGAACGGGGTAGTATGGGATACCATGGGCGCTCCGATTGATATGGCACCATACTTGAGAGAGGATTCCGAGATCATAACATCCTTGAAAACCAAAACGGAAAATCTGGAATCTGCGAATTACACCGACAGAGGTACATTAGCTGATACTGACGCATTTCTGATCAATGACGGTACAGGAATGAAAAAGAGTGTGCTGAGCAAGCTGTCAGACTTTGTCCTTAATAAAATCGCCGATAAAGTGTTTGCAAAGCTTCAAACGAACGACAAAACAATTCTGGGAGCGATTAATGAATTAAATAGTAAGGCTCTGATGACTTATGTTGGCAAAAAAGCAACAAATGAAGATGGTGTAATTCCCATAAATAATATAATTTCTGGAGTGTCAATAAAAAACGTTATTAATGCAAAAGCATATATTTCCGATGGAAATAAAAATATTTACTCAAGGCTATACTCGTACAACTCTTATGCTTATATATTGGTCACTGACTACGAAGGCAATCGATTTAAAAACACAGAATTAAATGTTGTAGTGCTTTATACAAAATAGTAACTGCCTGGTATCCGTCGATGCTGATTCAGAGAATATAAATTTGAGGATCAAAAAAATTTACTATTGCCATTTAATTCATTAAAATTCTTAAAACTTTTGTAAAAAGTTCTACCTGTTATAATGAAACCGTGCTATAATTTCTATAACAGAATACAAAAAAAGAGGAGCTGGACTCCCGTCTACCAAACAAAAAGTCCAACTCCAAGCACCACAAAGGGTACAGGTATATTATAACACGGTACCCTCCCTTTGTGAACCCAAAAGGAGGGTTTTTTATGGAAAATTTCGCAACAGAGTTTATGACCAAGTTAGACGGAAAGTTATCCCCAGAACAGATGAAGACAGTTCTGGCAGAATTGGAAATGTTTTCTGCAAATTTTGATATTGAGAAAAAGCAGACAAACATTGTCCCGTATCAGGGCTGTGTACCAGAGCGCTATAAGGTTTACCTTGTCTCTAAAAAGATAGAGGGAATGTCGCCGCAGTCTCTAGTGGCTTATAAATGTAATCTTGATGATTTCTTTCGTTCAGTCAATAAGCCACTGGCCCAGATCACTACAAACGATATAAGGCTGTACTTGTATAGCTTGTCAGAAAGAAATACGAATCGAACGATTGACGGGAAGAGGCTTATCATTCATACTTTCTTCGACTGGTGCGTAAAAGAGGAGTATCTTGCAAAGAATCCGTGCAGTCGAATTAATCCGATTAAATTCGAGGTAAAGCCGAGGGAGCCGCTTGACGATATTGAGTTAGAATTGGTCAGAGATGCTTGCAAAGATTACCGTGAACGTGCGATTATCGAACTTTTTTATAGCACCGGTTGCCGTGTATCAGAGATGGTGGTCCTGAAGAAGTCAGATATTGACTTTCAGACTAAAGAAGTGCATCTATTTGGAAAGGGAAGTAAGCATCGCATATCTTATATCAACGCTAGGGCAGAAGTGGCATTGAAAAAGTACTGGTTTACTAGAGATGACTGTTGCGACAGTGCAATAGCAACTATTCACAAACCGTACAGAGGAGTCACAAAGACACAACTGGAACAGATTGTAAGAAAAATTGGGGAAAGGTCGGAAATCGGAAGAAACTTATACCCACACCTTATCCGCCATACAACTGCCAGCTCAGCTCTTGAAAGAGGTATGAATGTTACGGACCTGCAAAAGATGCTGGGACACGAGAAACTTGATACAACTATGATTTATGCAAAGGTTAATCAAGAGTCGGTCAGATACAATCATCATAAATACGTCATTTAAGGAGAACTATATGAGAGGACTAAAACGTCAAAAGCAAACAATATACTGGTCTAGGGTGACAGAAGAACTTGACGGAATAGACACAATCAAGAAATATCAAAATCCAGAACTGCATTGCCTATCCGTGTCAGCAACAGCCGGAACACCGGAAGAATTATCTGCCGGGTACATCCCGGACTATGACAGATACATCACGAATTTTGACCGCAACTTCAAGCCGCAGACCGCCGATATATTCTGGATTGACCGCAAGCCGGAACTGACCGAAGCAGGAGAACTTGTTTTAGGCGAAGACGGAGAACCTATAGTCCCACCAGACTACCGTCTAAAAAAGATTCTTGATACTCAAAAAGGAAATGTGGCGCGATATGGCATCAAGTATATAGGAGATGGTTCAGATGGCGAATAAGACTATCAAAATGGAATTGTCGCATGAATCTATACAGGACACAATAAAGCAGCTCAGAGCGTATCAAAAGTCGCTTGTGAGTAAGAATGAGGAGTTTGTCCGCAGGCTGGCAGAACTTGGAATCCCGGTCATAGATGAAAACATAGCATTGGCACAAGGCGATTCTGACAAAAATCATAATACCTATATCAGAATCAATAACTTTGGTGGTTATTCTCAGGCAACGCTTGTGTGCGAAGGCTCTGACCTCTTGTTCATTGAGTTCGGGTCGGGTATTTCGTACAACACTCCTGCAGGAACCAGCCCACATCCAAAAGGACAAGAATTTGGATATACAATCGGTTCATACGGGCAAGGGAACGGAAAGAATGATTCTTGGGTTTATTATGCCGATTCTGGCGAATGGGTACGCTCTTATGGTACCGAAGCCACCATGCCAGTATATAAGGCAAGCGTAGAAATCATGCAGAGTATTAGGAAAATTGCAAAAGAAGTATTCGGTTCATAAAGAAACACGAATATACTATGCAATCATATGGAATCATATTTATTAAAGATGATATACTGTAACATATAAAAGCATCTGTCAAAACGACAGGTGCTTTTTTCATGCAAAAAACATAGAAAAGGAGAATGTAAGCATGTTTGTAGGAACAATTGTCATCCAAAAAGTAGAAAGAAGTGTTGTTACTAGCCTTGATGTTGCAGAAACTTTTGAAAAAGAGCATAGCAAGGTTTTAAGAGATATACGAGAGCTTGAATGTTCCGAAGATTTTCGACTATCCAATTTTGGACAGTCCTCTTATATCAATTTGCAAGGTAAAAAAATGCCGATGTATTACATGACAAGAGACGGATTTACGCTTGTTGCTATGGGATATACCGGTGAAAAAGCAATGAAGTTTAAAGAGGGATATATTCGCCAGTTCAATGAAATGGAAAAACTTCTTATTGGTAAAATAAGAGAACGAGACAAAGGTATTGCAGTAAGGCAGGCGTTGACCAATGCGCTTAAAGAATCTCAGGAAAACGAGAGAATGCATGGTCATGCGTATTCAACGTATACGGATATGGTGTACCGAACTTTATTTGGAAGAACCGCAAAACAGCTTCGAGAGAAAAAGGGACTGTCTACAAAAGATAATCTGAGAGATTTCTTGACAGAAGAAGAGCTAAAAGCTGTCCAGTCAAAGGAAATGCTTGTTAGTGGTTTGATTGACTGCGGATGGGGATATTCTCAAATAAGAGATTTCCTTAAGACCAGTCTCAGAATATGTTAGAACAGGCGGGGTGATATAAAATGCCAGACGCGATTAACAACCCAGTATCAGAAGTATTTTCACGATGGGGCAACTCCATTCAACCAATAGTCGGTAAAGGCAATTTCTCCATGGAAAAAAGCCAGACAATAGCATCTGGCAAAACAAAATACGCCAGATTGTTCATGATGGGGAATCCCACGCAGTCAACAAGTCTTGAAGGCCATGAATGTGCAACAGTTCTTTCGTTCCAAACGGAAAGTTACGCATCTGGAACAAAGGCTTTATCGACTGCATATGAAATCGACAGCAAGAGTCATCAGGCTATGGTTTCAATGGGATTTCGCCGGACATACGGGCCAGAAGAGGTTGCGAACTCTGAAAAGAGTTTCAAACGAATCATAAGCCGGTACAGCAGAATTTACACCGGGCAATTATTGGAAGCGTAACAGCTTCTATTTTTTATACCAAAAAAAAGAAAGGAGAGTTCCTATGAGTAAAGATAAATTACAATGGCTGAAAGCTGCGGGAATCAGAGCCGTTAAGACAATTGCTCAGACAGCAGTTGCAACAATCGGAACCGCGACAGTCCTTGGAAGCGTTGACTGGAAGATGGTCGTATCCGCGTCCGTTCTTTCCGGCGTTTTATCCTTGCTTACATCTGTAGCAGGGCTTCCAGAACTGAAAACAGGCACAGATGAATAGAAAGGACGGTGATCCTTTTATCTCCCGGATGCAGGGTTACGCATCAGAGCCGTGTGGCTCTTTTTTATTGTGATTTTATAGCTGAAAAGCAGAAAGGAGCCGAATATGGCAGATAAAGGAAATATAGCAGGCGTAAGTACCGTTGGTTCGCTTACCGGATATGCAGTTGAAACAACAGCAGGTACTAAACCGACAGCTTTTAAACTTCTTCACAGAATCAATGCTTCTGATGAGATTAAAATTGATGTAGAAACAATCGACGCTTCCGCACTTGAAGATGAAGTCGAAAGAACTATTGCAGGACGTGGTTCTACAGGTGGCACATTCAACGTAACTGTGAACGTAACTGATGAAACTATCACTGAATGGGAAACCTTAATCAGCGAATATAAAACAGGAAAAACAGATGGAAAATCTATGTGGTATGAAGAGTACTTCCCGTCTCTTAAGAAAGCATTCTTCACAAAAATTGAGCCACCGACAATCATTCCTAAACCGGCAAGAGGTCAGAACGGTCTGTTAACCGTTGAAATGTCTCTTACTATCAATGAGTACGTCGGCCCGAGTGAAGCAGTAGTTCCAACTGACAGCAGCATTTAAACATATTTGGGAGGACAAATAATATGTATAAAGTTTTAAAAATCGGCGGCAAAGACTACAAACTTGAATATGGAATTGAAGCATCACTGTTTGATGATTGTGTGAAATCCGTAATGAATATGCTGGTTTCCACAAGTGGCGGAACGGACAGGAGTCTTAAGGAAATGGTTTCTGGAATGAGTAGTATTCCAAATACTGCGCTCAATGCGTTCTATGCCGGATTACTTCAATATCACGGCAACCATTCTGACGGTGATGGCACTGTCCCAGACTTAGATACCGCCAAAAAACTTGCAGCACAGTATATGGCCGAGCATAAAGATGATGAACAGGGAAACTTCTACGGTCTGTTTTCTATGTGTATTGAACAGATGGAGGAAGATGGTTTTTTCAAATTAACCGGTCTGGAAACGTTCATGGACAACGTGAATGCGGCAATGGACTCTGTGAAAGCGAAGAAAGCGCCAAAGAAGCCGACAGATCATCTGAAAAAAGCTACAGCGAAATAATCTGGGATGAATTATACCCAATGGCTGTGCGTATTGGAATGTCAAGAAAAGAATTTCTCAGAAGTACCCTGAAAGACCTAAGAATCCGTATAGAACAGTATGGAATCTCAAAGAATGAAGAAATCCAGTCGCAATTAATAAACATGGACTATCAGTCATGGCTGACCGGACTGTATATGAAAGCAAGTATTTCGTGTGTGCTATTTCCAAGAAAGGCTAGTTATCCAAGTAAACCAATTACGCAGGAAAAACAAAATAATTGGGTTGAACACAATCCAGATATGCCAAAGAAATCAGAAGCAGAACTAAGACAAGAAGAACGTTACTACGAACTTCTTATTAGGCAGGCAAATGCAAATATATCTGAAATAGGTAATGAAAAGGGCAAGCAGGATGAATAGTAGTCTTGCTTGCCCTTTATTTTTTTGAAATAAAGGAGGTGCTTATATGCCTGACAACACAATAGACAGCCTTGCGATAGAGGTCAGCAGTAACGTATCAAATGCAAGTAAATCCATTGATGATTTATGTAATAAACTGAATCGCCTGAGTAGTCGTATGTCTGAGAGTATCAAGCATCTTAGAGACTTTTCAGCTTCCGTAGGCACGGTCAATTCTGCTGTTCAAGCACTTAAATTAGACAGGCTTGATTTATCAACGATAAACAGTCAATTGCAACAGTTTGTTCAGTCTATGAGTGCGCTCGGTAGCTTGAACCTGAGAAACAACGGATTAAACTCATTCGTAAATGCAACCCGCAGACTGAACGAAACATTAAACTCCACAAATAATGTATCTGGAAAGATTCAGAACATGATTTCCGAATTATCTGGTCTTAGCAATATTCCAGACGTATCAAACAATGTGAACCGGTTTGTTTCTTCGCTGGCAAGATTGGCAAATTCAAGTGGTTCTATTGATATAGTTATATCCAAGCTCCCAAAACTTGGCAGAGGACTTAGAAAAATCACATCCCAAATAGGGAACGTCTCTCAACCAATTAATACGTTTGTTCAGTCAATATCTCGACTGGCGAACGCAGGGGATAAAACTGGAAAGACAGCAGAGCATCTTGAAGATTTAGCAGATAGTCTTAAATCATTTTTTCAGACAATGAGTACCGCCCCAGAAATCAGCCGCAATACCATACAGATGACGCAGGCTATTGCTCAATTATCAAGCGCAGGCGGAAACGCTGGCAGGGCAGCACGGTCTACATCAAATGTGTTTAGCCGATTAGGGCAGGGAGCAGCTGGGACAGTACGAAAGGTTAATAGTCTTGGAAGTGCCATAGGCAATGTTGGGACGAATGCAAAGAGAAGCGCTTTAAGCATTACGTCTTTGGTGGCTAAGTTTTGGGCTTTGAAAACAGCAGCTACAAAATTCACAGGTGCAATTGAAAGCTCAATGAACTTCCTTGAAGATTATAACTACTTTCAAGCGGCGTTCCGCCAGGTGGCAGATAAAGTAGGAAAAACTTGGTCGGAAGCAGGATATGACTCCGCAGAAGCATACGCAGATTCGTTCAGCCAGAGAGCCAGAGAACTCACAGATAAAATGTCTGGGTTCGATGTTTCTGATAATGCGATTTTGACCGCAAATAAATCAGGTAAATCACTCGGCATGGATCCGTCCATGCTCTTAAATTATCAAGGCCAGTTTGCGCAGCTATCATCATCTATGGGGACGACTTCTGAACAGGCATTAAAACTGTCGAATGCATTAACCATGATCGGCGCTGACCTTGCATCTGTTAAGAATCTTGATTTTAGCACAGTTTATGAGAACTTATCCTCTGGATTGGTAGGTATGAGCCGTGCTGTAGATAAATATGGCGCAAACATTCGTGTGGCAAACTTACAGCAATATGCTTCGAACCTTGGACTGCAAACAGCTGTATCAAAGATGGACCAGGCAAGTAAGGCTATGTTAAGAACAATAGTAATACTGGATTCCACCCGGTACGCATGGGCGGATATGGCAAATACAATTAATATGCCAGCCAACCAGTTGCGTATACTTCGCGCAAACTTGGTATCCTGCGCCAGAGCATTAGGAAACATCTTTATGCCAGTCATTGCGGCAGTATTACCGTACATCAATGGCCTTGTAATCGCATTCCAGAGACTTTTAACATATATCGGTTCACTTCTTGGAGTTGATACCAAAATCGGAAAAATGTTCGGTTCTATTGGTGGCGGAAGCGAAAATCTTTCAAATGCACTTGATTCCATAGATGATTCTGGAATTTCTGATGTTGATAATGCTACAAAAGATACTAATAACAATCTGAAAAATGCGACCAAGAACGCAAAGAAGCTCAAACAGTTCCTTGCGTCCTATGATGAATTAGAAGTTATGAGCAAAGACGACAGTTCTCTGTCAGACCTTGCAAATTCTAAGATCAAAACGCCTGCTCTCGACACATCTGCCCTTGATGCAGGAATCCTCAATGACGCGTTGGATAAGCTTCTGAATGAATACCAGAAGAAATGGGACGCCGCCTATAATTCTATGGAAAATAAGGCCGTGGCGTTCGCAAATAAAGTTACAGATGCATTCAAAAAACTTGCGAAGGCCGCAGAACCAACAACAAAAGCTTTGAAAAATCTCTGGAATAATGGATTGAAACAGCTCAGAGACTTCACATGGACAGCATTAAAAGATTTCTGGGAACATTTTCTAAAACCACTTGGGAAATGGACATTAGGAGAAAAAGGATTACCACGATTAATCAATGCTTTTAACGATTTTCTTGTAAAAATTAACTGGGATAAAATCAATGCTTCCCTTGTGCAATTATGGGATGTGTTAGAGCCGTTTGCCGAGAATGTCGGAACAGGATTACTTGATTTCTTTGACGATTTCTTTGACAAGGCGGCAGACGGAGTGAACAAACTCCCTGATCTGATTGACAAGTTTAAAGAGTTTATCGCGTCATTCTCACCAGAACAGGCACAGTCTATCGGATATTTTCTCGGACAGCTCTTGACTGCTTTCGTAGCATTTAAAGGGCTTACATGGTTTGGAGGTATTTTCGGAAAAGATGGAGCAATAGGTAAAGGCATTGCTATGTTAGCAGCGCATCCATATGCTTCGATAGCCACTGGGCTAGGTCTTACTGTTGCCGCGCTTGATAAATTCGGAGTGATTGATGTTGATTGGGAATGGCTATGGGACAAAATAAGTCAGCTAAAAGATACAGTTTCAAACTTTATTAATAATGTCGATTGGAGCTTTTTGGTAAAAACAATCGGTGATGTATGGGATGTTTTTCAACCATTTGCGCAGGGCTTCGGAGATGCCTTTGTTGATTTTTTCGATGTAATGGTAAACGTCATTGGCGCTCCATTAATTAACGCTTTAGCAGTTGCTCTTGAAGCGCTTGCAAAAGTTTTGAGTCTGCTTGATGATAAGCAAATAGAAGCGTTGGGATATGCACTTGGAACTTTTCTTGCGGTAAAAGGCGCGCTTAAATTTTCTAAAAAAATAATCGGCGTAGTTAGTTCTATTAGAGCACTCAGAACAATCTTTGGCGGCTTAGGAACAGTTCTTTCTACAGCTGGCGGAACATTGAAGACCTTCTTCGGTTCTGGACTCGGCTCTACACTTGTTGCAGGCTTTGCTGATTCCATGACAGTCTTAGCAGCTGCAATGGCGGGATTTAATCTTGGCAAATGGATAAGCGTTAATCTGTTCGGCGGCGAAGATAAAACCTTTGGGGAATTTTTGGAAGATAATGTGTTCGGATATCAAAAAGGTGATTTTACCGGTGCTATGAACGAATGGCTAAAGGATATTTTTGGAGTCGGAAATAAGCTTACAGAGGATGG